CTCTGGCTGAGTAAAGTTGCGCCTGAGTAGTAAGGTTAAATAACCAACAACAAACTGTACACACCCTGTCCACTAGTAAACTTAAGACTGATACTTGGTATTTAACCGCTTACTAATGCGTATATGTGTATACTCAGATATACTCCGGTACGCGACTCATCACTATGTCAAAGTATGTTCTGGAACTAGAGATACTGTGCTCCGGCACAGAATTGTACATGGCAAGTGCCTCAGCAATCCTAGGAGCAACGTTTTTCCACTGTTCCTCTGTATGCATCGACAATTCCTGTAAGGCGTTCTCCAAACCCGTGATCACAACTTGGTCCCTATAAACAGCACTACCCTTCTTGGTGTAGTACAAGCTGTTCAAAAAAGACTCAGGCCTAATAGGACATACAGTCTTGCCATACTTCGTAGCAAACTGTCTCTGAAGAAAAATCACCTCATCAATCTTCATAAACTTCTTCAGCTCCTCTCCTTTTCTACCGGCAGTGTACTCCATACCGTAGGAATCCTTCAAATGCTTCGCTAAAGTGATCTGATTAAACTTGTCAATATATTTGTCTGATGTACAGCAAACATTGTCATCACCTAAAGTAGCAAAGGAAGCATGTGACCAAAAATCTAACTCGCCCGTCGTCTCAATAAAACCAGAGACAATGCCAGTTGACGACACAGCTGTGTTAACAGGGGCTGTCAAAAAATGGCCAGTAGCCAAAGACTTGTTCCACTGTACCACTGTGTCAGCTGCCTTGCTCTCAGCAACCAAATGTCTGCTGTAAGTAAGATCATAAAAGAGCATTGTTCTAACTCCATTGTCAGCTCCTCCACCTCTCAATGTGTACCAGTCGTTGATGGAATCAAGAATTGGCCACAACATAGAAGGCATTTGAGAAGTATCAAACCCCTTAAAATCTCCATCCCAGACATTATCTCCAGGCTTCAGGATATGCTGTTTCAAAATATCCCACTCAGAATACTGGTTCATACCAAGGCACATTCCAGTAACGTTGTGGAGCTTAATCATTGCAGCAACCCAAGCTCCAAAGAACATTCGACACAGAAGATAG